TGGTGGTTTACAAGCCTGCCGTGGCGATGAACGCCAATATCTCGGCGGCGACCGGCTCCGCTCAGGTGGAGCAGTTCGGTAATTTCGCAGGGTACGACAAGGTGATCGTCACCGATGACCTGAGCTGCCCCATTGACGAGAATACCGTGCTGTTCATCGACAAAGAACCGCAGTATGACAAGGACGGGAAGCCGCTCTACGATTACATGGTCAAGCGGGTCGCCAAGTCCCTCAACTCCATTTCCTATGCGGTCAGTAAGGTGACGGTATCGTGAGTCAGACGATCAATGTTCCGCTCTCCGGGAGAGGGATTGAGCGGCTGATACGGGAAACCGAGAACCGGAAGAACCGGCTTCAAGAGCGGACTGCGGTCTTTCTCGACCGGGTAGCGCAGGAGGGCATGGAGAGAGCTTCTGTCAAGTTCTCGCAAGCCGTTTATGACGGCACGAATGATGTTTCCGTGGCGGTGGAACCCCGTGGGAACAATGTTCGAGCGGTGGTGGCGACAGGCGGAGCTACCCTGTTCATTGAGTTCGGCACAGGCGTGACCTACCCGGACGATCACCCGGAAGCCGGAGAACTCGGTATGAAGCGTGGCGAATACGGTCAGGGTCACGGCAAGCAGCACTCTTGGGGTTATTACGGCGACCCCGGCACGAACGGAGTGCTGAAAGAGAAGAAAAACGGCGGGTTCGTGGTCATCACCCACGGCAACCCCGCCAATATGCCGATGTACGAAACGGTAAAGGAGCTGCAAGACCGGCTCACGGAGATTGCGAAGGAGGTGTTTTCATGATTGATGTGGAGAGTCAAATCTACACGCCGATTGCGGAAGCCTTGAGAGCGCAGTTTCCCGGTATCTTGGTCAGCGGTGAGTATGTCAACGCTCCTACCCGTTTTCCCTATGTGAGTTTGGTGGAGCAGGATAACTACACCACGGAAGCTCACATGGACAGCGGCGATACGGAGAGGTTCGCTACGCTGATGTACGAGGTGAATGTCTACTCCGATAAGGCAGGCGGTAAGAAATCCGTTTGCCGAAAAATCATGAGGTTTGTGGACGATCTCATGTACGCCAAGAATTTCCGGCGTACTTCTCTGTCCCCGGTTCCCAATTTGGAGAACGCAACAATCTACCGTCTGGTTGCCCGATACAAGGCTGAAACGGACGGAACCACTCTTTATAGGAGGTAAATGAAATGGCTATTTCCACCTACAAGGTTTTTCTGATGAAGAAAGCCGACACTGGCGAACAGTGGAGCAAGCTGATCGACATTAAGGAGTTTCCTGACCTCGGCGGCGAACCCGAAATGCTGGAAACCACCACTCTGAGCGACAATATGCAGACCTACATCGCCGGTATCCAGTCCCTCGATGGTCTGTCCTTCACCGCCAACTACACGCTGGCTGATTTCCAGACCCTCAAGGCTTTGGAAGGCAAGAAGGTCAGCTATGCGGTCTGGTTTGGCGGCACGGAAAGCGCCGGTGTGGTCACTCCCGATGGCTCTAACGGTAAGTTCAGCTTTGACGGTGAGCTGTCCGTGTATCCCGTGGGCGGCGGCGTGAACGAAGTGGTGAACATGAACATCACCATCGCTCCTTCCACCCCCATCGCTTTCTCCGCAACCTAAGACACCAACAATCGCCGTATTGATAAGGAGGATTTATCATGGCAAAGCAGTTGACCATCAATGACCCTACTACCGGCGTGACCTACACGCTGGAATACACCCGCAAGACCGTTGAAGCAATGGAGAAGAACGGCTTTGTTGCCGCCGATGTGGAGCGCAAGCCTATGACTCTGCTTCCGGCTCTGTTTGCCGGTGCGTTCCTCGCCCATCATCGGTTCGTGAAGCGTGATGTGATCGACAGCATTTACGCTCGTATGAACCACAAGGACGAGCTGATTGCCGCTCTGGTGGAGATGTATAACGACCCCCTGCTGAGTCTGCTGGACGAGCCTGAGCAGGAGGGCAACGAGGGAAACCTGAGCTGGAAGACCGGCTGGTAAGCGACCGATCTTCCAGAAGTGAGGGGGGCGGCGGCGACCATCGCCCCGCTCCCCTTCTCGCTTACACCCCAAAGTTTTATGAGGTTTTCCCGTACTATCTTTCCATCGGCATGACCTATGAGCAATTTTGGGAACAGGATTGCGAATTGGTGAAGTATTACCGAAAGGCGGCGCAGATCAGGCAAGACTTGAGAAATCAAGACGCTTGGCTCCAAGGAGCTTATTTTTACGAAGCTCTTATTGACGCTGCCCCGGTTCTTCGTGCTTTCGCCAAGAAGGGAACCAAGCCCACGCCGTATCGGGAAAGCCCCTATGAACTGTTCAGTCGGCAGGACAAGAAACAGCAGAAGCAGCTTCAAGAAAAACACGATGACCAAGCCAAGGCATACATGGAAGCCTTTATGGTATCGGTCAATAAGAAATTTCAAGAGAAAGGTGGTGGCGTAAGTGGCTGACAATGTGGAAATTCAGGGGTTGGAGTTTCAGATCGTCAATGACAGTACGCAGGCGGTCACAGGACTTCAAAACCTGATTAACACGCTCAATCGTTTGAAAACCGCTACCAACGGCGGCACAACGGGTCTGAGCAAAACCGCTCAGGGTATTCGGGAGCTTTCCAATTCTCTGAAAGGCTTGAACAGCGGTGACGCTTCGCAGAAGATCACCCGGCTTACCAATGCGCTGGCCGCTCTGAGTCAGGTTGGGAATGTGAAGATTTCTTCCTCCATCGCCAACCAGCTCACGGCAATCAACACCGCTCTCACTGGCCTGAAATGGACGGACGGCGACAAGCTGACTTCCCTTGCCAACGGCTTACGCCCTCTCTCTGAGTTGGGTAAGGCTAATATGACCACCTTTATCAATCAGCTCTCCAAGCTGCCGAAGGTGATTGAGGATTTGGAAGCGGCGGACATTGACAAGTTCACACAGCAGATGACCGCCCTTGCCGCCGCCATGAAGCCTTTTGCCGATGAAATGCAGAAGGTGTCCAACGGCTTCTCGGCGTTCCCGTCCAAAATCCAAAAGCTGATTACCAGCACGGAGAAATATAACGCTTCTGCCCGTAAAGCAACCTCCACCACCGGGAAGTTCACAAGCGGATTGAAAGCGTTGAATGTCGCCGCTGTTGCAATCACTTTCCGCAAAATCGGTCATTTCATCGCACAGGCGGTTACGGAGTCCAACAAGTACCAAGAAGACTTGAACCTGTTCACAGTTGCCTTGGGGCAGTATGCCGCCGAAGCTCAAAACTACGCTGAAAAGGTATCCGATGTCATGGGTATTGACCCGGCACAGTGGCTCCGCAATCAGGGTGTTTTCAATACGCTGCTGACCGGTTTTGGTGACACGGCTGAACGAGCGCAGCTCATGAGCCAAAACCTGACACAGCTCGGCTACGATATTTCTTCCTTCTTCAATATTTCCATTGAAGACGCTATGCAGAAGTTACAGTCCGGCATTTCCGGTGAGTTGGAACCTCTGCGGCGCTTGGGCTACGATTTGTCGCAGGCACGGTTGGAGCAGACTGCTTTGAACCTTGGTATCAAGGAAAGCGTTGCCAACATGACGCAGGCAGAAAAGGCCGAGCTGAGATACTACGCCATTATGACTCAGGTGACAACCGCTCAGGGTGATATGGCGAGAACGCTGGAAGCTCCTGCAAACCTGCTTCGTATCTTGCAGGCACAGCTTACACAGGCCGCACGAGCGATCGGTAACATCTTCATTCCCGCACTGAACGCAATTCTTCCCTATGCAATCGCTGTTGTTCAGGTCATTCGAGAAATCGCCAATGCCCTTGCCAACCTTGCGGGTTTCAAGTTGACGGAGGTGGACTATTCAGGAGTGAATAGCGCTGCTGTCGGCGCTGGGTCTTTGGCTGATAATCTCGATGACGCTGCCGGTGCTGCCAAGAAGTTGAAGCAGTACACCGCAGGCTTTGACGAGCTGAATGTCTTTGCTCCCAACACGGGAAGCGGTTCCGGGGCGGGTGCTGGTGGCGCAGGCGGATTTGATTTCGATTTGCCCACCTACGATTTCCTTGGTGACGCTGTGCAGACCCGCATTGGTGAAATCAAGAAGATGATTGAGGACACTCTCGCAGAGATCACTACGATTGTTTCCGGCTTTATGCTGGCGGTAGGTGCAATTCTGGTCGTAACCGGCGTGAATATTCCGCTGGGTGTCGGCCTGATGGCGGCGGGTGCGGTCGGCCTTGCGGCTACCGTTGGGCTGAATTGGACTGCTATGAGTAGCGAACTGGCAAGTACGCTGGCTCTCATTACGGGTGTTGTTGGCGGCTTCCTGCTGGCTCTTGGCGCAATTATGGCGTTCTCAGGGGCGAACCTTCCTCTTGGTATCGCTTTGATGGCCTTGGGAGGGGCAAGTCTTGTATCTGCCGCTGTTATCAACTGGCATAACAGTGACCGACACCTCACTGACGCTTTGACCACCTTAACGGGAGTTTTGGCGGGTGCTTCTCTGGCGGTAGGCGCTATGTTGGCCTTTACCGGGGTCGCAACCGGGCTGGGTATTGCGCTGATGGCTGTTGGTGCTGTCACGCTTGTATCTGCCGCAGCTCTGAACTGGAACAGTATCCCGGGCGCTTTGGCTTCTCCCTTGTCCAGAGTCGGATTGCTGGTCAGTGGAGCAACCTTGGCACTCGGCGCTATCCTCGCTTTCTCCGGGTGTATGCCCCTCGGTATTGCGCTGATGGCGATTGGTGCTACTTCTCTGGTTTCCGTAATGGCTCTCAACTGGAATGGCCTGAGCGATGAAATCCAGAATGTGATTGCCATTATTACCACGGTCGTATCTGTGGCGTTCCTCGCTATCGGTGCGGCACTGGCATTCTCCGGAGCGAATATCCCGTTGGGTCTGGCTCTGCTGGCGGCGGGTGCGGTCACAATGGGTACGGCTATCATGCCGAACTGGAATGACCTCTCCGACAATGTTCAGCAGAAGATCAGCATGATTACCACCGTTGTCGGCGGCGCTCTCTTGGCTGTCGGCGCTATCCTTGCTCTAAGCGGAGTCGCCCTTCCTCTCGGTCTTGGCCTGATGGCGGCTGGCGCATTGAGCCTTGGCGCTGTTGCTACCCTGAATTGGGATTTTGTGGTTAATTCCATTAAGAAAGTCGTATCGGTCATCACGGGTATTCTCAGCGGCGCATTGATCGTTCTCGGTGTCCTGCTGTGCCTGAGCGGTGCGGGTGTTGGCCTTGGTCTTGCGGTACTGGCGGCGGGTCTGTCCCTGTCGTATGCGGCATGGACGCTGGACGATAACCCCATCACTCGCTTTGTACGGCAGATGGCGAACTCCATCATTGGACTTGTGAACGGTGTCATTGACGCAATCAATGATATGTTCCACATCCAGTTCAACGGCCTGTCTGTCATGGGTATCACGCTTATTCCGGCGTTCGATATTCGATTGGTGGATATTCCGCATATTCCGTTCTTTGAAGACGGCGGTTTCCCGAACGAAGGACAGCTCTTTATCGCCCGTGAAGCGGGTGCGGAAATGGTCGGTGCGATGGGGCGCAGAACGGCGGTTGCCAACAATGACCAGATCGTTGAGGGTATCTCCACTGGCGTATCCGTTGCCAACGATGGCGTGATCGCCGCTATCTACGCTCTGCTGAATGTCGTTGAGGAAAAGGACTTCTCCGTGAATATTGGTGACAATCAGATTGGTGAGTCTTATGACCGTTATAACCGAACCAGAGGTGTTCGTGTGAATACCGGCGCTTTCAGTAATGCCTACTAAGGAGGGCTGAGGAAATGCAAAGTTTCATTACAATCAATGGCACAAAGTTTCCTCAGCCCCGCAGGGGCTTAGAGCTGCTGTCTGCCACTATCGTAGACTCTGCCAGAAATGCCAACGGCGTTGTGGTAGGCCAGAAGGTCGGCAGAGATCAACAGAAGCTCAACAATCTCTTTTGGGGCTACTTGACAGCGGAACAGTGGTCTGCCATGTTGCAGATTTTTGATAAGAACTTCTTTGTGACGGTCACTTATCCTGATATGGTGAACAACCGCTGGACAACCCGAAAGATGTACCCCGGCGACCGCACGGCGACCCCGTACCATCTTGACCCGAACACGGGGCTTCCTGCGGACTACATCAACTGCAAAGTCAACATCATTGACTGCGGCGAACCGTTCTAAGGAGGTGTAGCCGTGAAACAGGTAAGCAACGCTTACAAGCTGTCGATGAAATCTTTGCTCCGTGAGCAGTCCTTTGTGGAGATCACCTTCTCTCAGGTGGACACAGCGGCGGCAACAGACGGTAATTGGGTCAGCAATGGGGCGCAGAGCTATTCTGAGTTCGACACGCTGGACTACGGATATGATTATCAGGAGTCCTATGCGGCGTTAGAGCTGAACCGGTGGGCGCTGGACGGAAATACGGTCATCGTTCCTTCTTCCGGGACGATGTATGACGGCTTTGTTTCGAGCCACATGAGTAATGCTGAGGGCAAGTTCACCACCCCTGCGGTGCTGACTCGTGCTTTCAGCAATCCTCATACCTTTCCCGGTATCACCCTGACTTTTGACACTCGCTATCAGGAATGGCCTGACACCGTAACGGTTGATTTCTACCTGAATGGTGCGGTACTGGAAAGTCTGACCCTTCCCGTAGAGGGAACAGAGTTGGTCATCAACACGAAGGTCGCTTCTTGTGACAAGATCGTGTTGACAATGGGGAACACCCTTCCGTACCGCCGACCTCGGTTGCAACAGGTTCTCTACGGTGTGCAGAAGAAATTTGGAAATGATGACATTGTTTCCATCAAGGAGTCTCACGATGTAGACCCGCTCTCCCGCAGACTGCCACAGGAAACCATGCAGTTCGTTCTTTTGGACTACGAACACAATTATGACCCGGATAACCCGAAAGGCATTTATGCCTATCTGGATAAGAAGTCACCGATTTCTCTCCGATACGGTTATATGCTTCCCACGGGTAAGGTCGAGTGGCTGAAAGCGGACAAGTATGTGCTGAACAGCAAACCGAAAGCTGCCAAAAATCAGGCTACCTTTACGGGTACAGGTCTGGTTGGAAGTCTGACCGGAACCTTCTACAAGAGTAAGCTCGGTTCCAAAAACTTCTATGACATGGCTGAGGAAGTGCTTTTGGACGCAGACCTGACGCTGACAGCGCAGGGTACGCACCCATGGGTGATCGACCCAACCTTGAAGCAGATGTTCACTACGGCGGCGCTCCCCATTGACTCGCACATGAACTGTCTGCAACTGATCGCTCACGCCTGCCGCTGCCGCCTGTTTACAGACGATGACAATATCATTCACATCAAGCCTTTTGGCGTGACTGTGGTTGGTATTTACAGCGGCGTATGGGCGGATAACGGTCATCTGTGGTACAGCGAGTGGGACACTGTTGACCGTGGCAATAAGGTCGGTAACACCTATGCGGCGTTGGAACTGAACCGCTGGACACTGGACGGTGGAGATCAGGTCATTGTCGAAGACACCGACCCCTCCGGTCGAGGGTTTATCAGTGAAGCGATGACTGCGGCAGATGGCACTTATACCACGAAGCCGACCTTCACCAAGACCTTTGATGTTTCTCACGATCTTCCCGTGCTGGCGCTCCGTTTTGATACTCCCTTGGACGAGTACCCCACCTCTATTCAGGTGAAGTATTATGCCGGGACGAAGCTGCTGGACACGCAGACCGTAAAGGGTATCACTTCTGCGGAGGTGTTTGTCAACAGCGAAGCGGCGATTGACTGTACCAAGATCGAGGTAACGATGGACGGTGGCCTGCCGTACCGCCGTATGCGGGTGAGTAAGCTCTACTACCGTGAAACGGACTTCACGCTGGATTTTGACTCGATTAACAAGGACTCCCAATCCATCGCAAAAATCGACCAGCTCAAAGCGGTGTCTGTCGCTAAGTATGCGTACACGGCGGCAAATGATACCACCAAACTTTTCGAGGGAACGACCACCGAAACTCAGCTTCATGTCGAGTTCTCTGATCTTGCACAAGATGTTTCTATCTCTGTTTCTGGCGGCTCGTTGGTATCCTCCAACATTTACGCCAGAGCTGCGGATTTGGTGTTATCCTCCGGCACTAAAACCGTAGTTGTTACCGGTAAAACTCTGTCTGAGAACTCGGTGGTCGTTTCCTATCCCGTAGCTCTCGATGGAGAAATCGACAAGGAGGAAAACCCCCTTATCACCAACGATACGATGTGCGCCGCTCTTGCCGATCAGGTGAAAAAGTATCTGCAAATGCAGAACACCTATCAGACAAAATACCGTGGCAATCCTGAGTTGGAAGTGGGCGATGTGATTGGCTTGCAGACGCTCTACACCGATGAAATGGACGCATTGATCTTGGTGGACGAGATCACATTTAACGGCTCTCTGAGCGGAAAGTTGAAGGTGAAAGGTCTGATATGAGTATTATTGATAATCTCGTCTACAACCGCACACAGGCCGATGTAGACAGGGTTTTTACCCTGAAAAACAAAATCCTCACGGAAGGGCTTTCGAGCCTTTCCGCTGAGGAAAAGGCCGAGTACATGGCTGGTATGAAGGGTGCTTACAATTACGGGGACATGAACCGTGTGGGGCAGGCGGTAATCTATATCGCCAACCGCATGACTTCTCTCCCCGGACAGTTGGCGGCATACCGAGCGGAGAAAGGAGTCGCTGATGACCCGATCTATCAAGTTCCGTATGACCCTTCCTCAGTGGTGGTTGCGGCAAAGACGAATTGGGCGATGGGTGATACGCCCACCCAATCTCTCGTGAAAGCCTACTTGAACAACCTGACGGTTCTCCGAAAGCAGCTCACGCTTCCCCCGGACGCACCGCTGGTTCCGAGCAGTCTGGACAATCTCACTTTTTCCACGGCAAACAACATTGAATATCTCCTGTATGTCATCGACACAACATTGACCGAGGTGGAAACCGAGCTATATTCCAAGATCGACCGCACGGTGGACGCTTTCGCTTATGTTGGTCTGTATAACTGCGGAGAATAAGGAGGAAATTTCATGAAAGATACTGTCATCAAGGGCAACGGTAAGTCCCGGTCTATCAAGGCTCCTACCGATATGCCTGCAACCTTCGAGGAATGGCGCACACAGCTTCTCGCCGGAACCGCCACCCTCGACATTGGTCTGAACGCCGCAGGCTGTGATGTGGTCGGCACCGCATTGATCAAGGCAAATCTGCTGTCCGACACCACCAAGTCGGCACTGGAACTGAGCGGCAGCGACCCCACGGTGAATGACGCTCTGTATGCTTTGAGCCAGAAGGGTTCTCCCGCCGAAGTTCATGTCATGGCAGACAGCGGTACAACCGTTACCATGAGCAAGGGGGGTAAAACGCTGACCGCAACGGCACAATCGAATGGTTATGCCGTGCTTTATCCGACCGAGCTGGGTGATTGGACTATCGTGTATGTTTTCAACGGTAGTCAGAAGACCAGAGTTTATACGCTGGAAGTCATCGGTATCGTGTATATTTACCCCTTTGTGGTGGGCGACACTTTGAACGATACCACTTGGGACAACATCGCAATCGTGTCTAAATTGGGAAAGGCACAAGATTATTGGAAGGTAGGCGACACCAAAACGGTTGCCGTTAATGGGGTCAACTACCAGTTCCAGATCATCGGTTTTGACCACGATGACTTGACTACCAAGGACGGAACTCGTACCAAAGCTGGTATCACTTTCCAGATGGTCGATTGTTTGAACACGACCTATTCCATGAATGGCTCCAATACAAATAGCGGTGGTTGGAATGGTTCCACCATGCGTACCTCCACAATGGCAACGCTGCTGAACCAGCTTCCTGCCGCTTTGAAGAATGTTTTGAAGTCTGTAAACAAGCTGTCTGGCACAGGCGGCGGGTCTACATCTGGAACACAGACCACCCACGACAAGCTGTTTCTTTTGTCCGAAGTAGAAATCTTCGGCACTACAACTTATTCTGTACCCGGCGAAGGTACTCAATATGCGTATTACAAAGCCGGAAACAGCAAGGTCAAAAAGGTCAATGGTTCTGCG